CATATATTGATACAATATGACTACAACAATAACATTTGGAGAACGAAAATATGAGTTCTCGAGGCATACATCAATACTAGACGGGGTAACCAACAATGCTCCCGCCTGGTACGGAACGGAGGTACGATATGATCATATCAACCCTCAGGTGAATGTTACGAAGACAACTGACCCCGCTGGCACCTTTTTTCCTATAAAAGGTGCTTTGGTTGAAGGGGTCCCTGTTCAGGTAGTGGCGCAATCTGAAGGTGCTACTCTCAATGCTGTAAAGAAACGGTGCGATTATCTCCCGCAGAAAGACGTTGGCCGTCTTTTCATTGACGGCCACAATGAGCTCATGAGCAAGTTGCATGAGCGCGAAGTTATACGTCTTGACAGAGAGATGATTGATACTTATCTCGCTGAGATGAGTGGACAAAAGCGTGAGAGGTTGGGGGCATTGTTAGATTCGATGGACTTTACTCTACCTGGGTATACTGACAAGGTTGTCTTTGCAAAATCTGAGGCGTTGTTGAAGTACGATGGAGCGCAGCCACGCGTTGTCTATCAAGGAGGCGACATGTACAATCTTGTCATGGGTTCCGTTGTATATTATTTGTCACGTCGCATAGCAGAAGAGTTGTCACGCAAGAATCCCAGGAACAGTGGGAATCAAGTCCTTTATTGCGTGGGAATGACTGCAGACGAGATAGCGGATATAATACATCATACCCCCGGTCAAGCCATCGAGAACGATTTCAAGAACAACGATGGAACACAACCCGCCGGAGTTCGCAAATGGGAAGCCATGTTTTATTATAAACTTGGCGCGCCAGAATGGTTTGTTCGGGAGTTTGCAGCGAACACTAGTGTAAGGGTATTTACACGTTACGGTGTTAAAGGTCAAGTGAAGGGGCAACGTTGGTCCGGTGAGGTTACTACCACCACCGGCAACGGTTACGTCAATTCATGCGTTTCACTTGGGGCTACAAAGCAAGCAGGGATTACCCAGAGCACTATTTTGGTATACGGGGATGACAATTTGACGTACACTGTGGAGAAGCGCGAGCCGTTGTGTGAGGCTCTCGTCACAGTGTCCAATGACACAGGTATGAAAGCTGAAGTTAAGCTGGTGGAGAAGCGAGAACAAGCGACGTTCCTTCGCAAACGCTTCGTACCTAGTGTGGGCAAAACGTACCCCGTTCCGTCTTTTGGGCGTGTGGTGAGCAAGCTCCCAGTCCGGTGCAATAACAACCGGTCTGTGAGTGATGATGATTACATGAGCGGTAAGTTGTTATCCGCCGCTTATGAACATCGCCACATTGCTAGTTTGCGAACTCTCCTTTTGGAAACAGCCGAACAACTGTCGCCATCGCCTTACATGGATATGAGAAATCAGGCCATGGCGTACAAATATACTGCTGAGGAACTACGTGCAATGACTATTAATGCAAAGATTATTGACCCCGACATGTTAGGCTCATTTCTCCAAACCGTTTACGGGGTTTGGGAGTCTGAGTTGGTTGAGTGTTATGTCTCCGTTTGTGATGGAATCCTTGGATTCCAGCGCGTTAACGGGCGGGGACATCGAGGTCGAGACAAGTCCCTGACGCTTGCGCCGCGTGTACCGCGGGCGTTGTGGGACACGAAATTTGAGTCCATTGTAACGGTTGACGTTGCTCTGTAGGTTGATGCATATGCCGGGGGGTTCGTTGGTTTACCCTCGTTAACAAAACTTACTCATCC